CTTTTTCATCGTAAAGATATTTTGATTGCTCAAATATCTTCTGATAATCGCCAGTAGTACTTACGTTTATTTTCTTGAGTTGGTATCTGCGTCTTGAGGAAATAGGTTCTATTTTAACCCTCGATGACCTTGACTGATACCACTCACCTTTTTCGGTTGGAAGCCAACCCGCTTCAAATAATTCCCGATAGGTCTCTCCTTCGGGTTCACAAAACACCTCACATAAATCGGCTGCTGTATCGCTTTGATATTCACCGTTTAAATGACTGATTCGTGTTTTCATTTAACCTCTCGTTATAGTGATTTGATCGTTCTTCATTAGATTCACCCGCATCTAAATCCGTGTGATCATAATTCATGTTTTCCGTATCTGGTGTAACCCATCTATGATTTCGCTCCGCAGTCCATAGGGTGTTATTGTACATTCTATCTATCACAGGTTTTTCCTTGGTAGTGAATGACGGATCGTGGAGACTGAAACGATTATTGGGTTGTATGGCAAAATTACCGTTATCCATCATTATCACGTGTCCGCACTTATGTTGTGATGGATATTCCGAGAATAAATAGTCAGTATCACCAGAATTTGTACTTGCTGCCCAATCTAATGTAAACAAATACTTTCCTTTGTATTCAGTTCTCCTTCGAGAAATAAATCCACAAACCTTATTCTTCAAGTACGGAAACTGTGTCACGCTTACATGATACGAGAATGAATCCCAAAGTACAAGCTCGTCAAGTTCCTGTTGTGGTGCATCTTCTTTCCAACAAAAAGCGTGTATTGGCATTCTCCACCATAAACCACCATCTTCCATTGCAAAATGAAACAAAGGTGCTTGACCAGGTATAGAAGTAAATCCAAATATAAAACATGGGAATTTTTTATCAAAGGAATCTTTTTGATCTCTCAAAAAGTTACCTCGAATATACCCATCAATAATGGGTATTGGTGTATTCAAGTATGACATAATATAAATATGTGTTAGTGTTAAAATCCTTCCAACTCTTTAAATTTTTGTGAAAGTGCTTTCTTTACATTCTTTTCACCTTTCATAGTAACCGTTACAGTTTTACCCATATCGGAGTTAGGTTCGTATATTTCTATATGGCCAGTCATTGTGTTTACTTTACTTGGAAACGTCATGCCATCTGGACCAAACCTATTTTTGATAATGTGCCATCTGCCTGTACCACCAACTTTATCATCTAACTTTCTTGATAGTGACATTACAAAGTCAGCAATCATCATTTTATTATATGATTCTGAAACCTTACCACCTTCGATAACATCGTCTTCCAATGAAGAACGATTTGCTTGTGAAGCAGTCCAAATTGGAAGTTGATATAAACCTGCAATTCCTCTAAGGTCTTCGTAAATATCGTTTAACTCTAATCTCTTATCACCTGCTTTTGCGGGTTTAATCAAGTCTGCGTAATCAACAATAATCAAATCGGGTGGTTTACCTTGACTAATACATTTCTCTATATGCGAAGTGAGTGTGTTAATCGATGGAGTTTTTGTTGGATAATATTTAACAATCAATTCACCTTTTAAGTTCTCCATTGCCGATTTAATTTTTTCTTGTGCGTGTTCTTCGCCTAAGTTTTGAAAAGCAATCTTTGTGAAGTAAGCATCGAATCTTCTTGCAACATAATGTTGATTCAATTCAAGTGTATAATAAATAACACGTTTACCTGCTTTAACTGCATTTGCAGCAACACTCACTAAGCCCCATGACTTACCACCGCCTGCTGGTGCAACTAATACACCAAGTTCTCCTGCTGCTAACCCACCTGACATAATGTCATTGATAACATTCCAACCAGTTGGAACACACACTCTCGCACCTTCTGCATAGCGAGATATTACATCAATTTTATATTCATGTCCAATATCTTTATCCGCTCCTGCTTTAAGTGCATTATCAATTTTCTTTTTAATCAAATCATACTTACCACTTCTTAACAAATCAACTGATTCTAATATCGCTATTTTCATCTTTTGATTTTTACAAAATTCAAGTACAGTATTTTTAACATACTCATCATCAGAATTGTCTGTGTACTTTTTTACTTGTTTAAGTGCATCAACTACCGTTGTTTTCAATACTTTATCATCTACCACTAGTAATTCAGATTTGAATACGTCTGATGTTGGCGGACTTTTATATTTCTCATAATAAGAAATAATCTTCTCAACTAACCAAGAGTTTGCCTGTGATTCAAAATAAGTTGGATCTATAATGTCTGACACTTGTTGTAAGAATTCTCTATCTTTTAATAGTGAAATAATTACTTTTGTTTGAAACGTTTGACCGTATTGGGATAAATTATCCTGCATATATATTCCGAATCGTATTTAGATTTCCAAAATTTCTTTGCAACCAGTGTTCAAAATTAGGTATAGCAGAGTATAATTTATCTGCTATAAATAATTTGTCCAATTCCATTTTATTTAGTTTTTGGATTTCACCATCGACCATGCCACGTATAGATGATTTAAAACTTTGTGAAATATCAACATCGTGTAATTGCATAATCTTATAGTTAGTTTCTAATACACTAATGTTATTTTTGAGTTCATTGATTGCTTTAGATTTATTATCATACAATTTACAAAATTCTACGAACATATCTAAATCAATTTTTCTTTTTTCTGAAAGTATTGGGAAATGTTTCAATATTGTTTTTTCACCAAACCCATTAATGCCTTTAATGTTATCACTCTTATCGCCTAATAATGCTTTGAATAAAATAAAATTCTCACACCATACTCCCGTTTCTTCTAATAGATTTTCCGGTGTATATAACTTTTTTTTCGTTGGTAAATACACAGAAACTTGTTCTGATACCAACTGTAAAAAATCTCTATCATTCGATAATATAACAGATTTTTCTTTCAAATAAAAAGAAAGGTAGGCAATAACATCATCAGCCTCAATATTATCCATCGATATAATGGTTAATGGCAAATTCTGTAAATAAGTAAACAGACGAAACAGTTGAAACCTCATAGACTTTTGTTCATCCTCAAGATTCTCAAAACCCGCAACCCTATTTAATTTAGATTTATTTGCTCTACCTTCCTTGTAATTTGAATATATTTTCTTTCTTCTTAGTGAACCACCCTTCCCATCAAAGACCACAACAACCCGTGTGGGATTAACCATACGGACTGTTGCAGCGAGTGATTGGAGAAAACCAGAAAGACCACCGATGTGTTGCCCATCCTCGTTAAGAGTAGGAATAGCTGAAAATGTTCTTATAAATAAGTTCATTCCATCTACAATCAAAACCTTACTATCGCGGTGTAAATTACCTTGTAGTTCTTTCTCAGTTTCTATTTCTTGAAGTAGTTTCTGATACTTGTTCATTATACTTCATCATCAATTGGCTGGTTTGAAATAATTACTTCATCAATACGAGCAGAGTCAAGTTGTTGGTATTTCATAATTACCTTTTCTGCAATTTCATCATAAATCATTTCTTTTAATTTTGGATGATTCATAATTTTTTCAACAAAATCTTTCGATTGAAATTTAATAACTTCACCCGTTTCTTTGTTTGTCCATGAATACCAAGCACCTGCCTGATCAACCAACTTATAGTCCTTCATAGTTGTTAACCAACTACTGTAATCATCGATTCCTGAATCGAAGTATACTTCATATTCACATTCCCGCAGAGGAGGACCACAACGATTTTTTACTAATTTAGCCTTTACTCTTGAACCAACGATTTCTTCATGTCCATCTACTTTTACTTTTATAGCACCAATAGAAGACAATCTAATTCTAACAGAGGCATGGAAAGGAATACTTTTACCGCCAGGTGCTGTCCAAGGATCGGAGAATGCTGGCGCATTTAATTTCTGACGAAGTTGATTTGTAAATATCAAACAAATGCGTTCTCTACCGATTAAGTTTGTTATTTTTCTCATTGCTTTTGAAATGATAAGTGCCTTTGCCGTAGCATAACCATCTTTATCAAAATCTGCAGCCATCTCTGTTTTAGTAGATGCACCGGCAATAGAGTCAATAACTATTGTAACTAATTTGTTTTTATCAGAGGAACGAACTTTCTCTATAATAACCTCAACCGCTTCAAAAACATCTTCCATCGTATCTAATGGAATATAAAGCATATCTTTAAGGTTCAAACCAATTGCGGTTAAAAACTCAGGAGATATTGCATTTTCCGTATCTATGTAAACTGCAAGTCCACCTTTTTTTTGAGTATTTAGTAGAGCGTGTGCTGCTAACAATGATTTACCTGATTGTTCTAATCCTGTTATTTCAGACACTCTACCGACTGGAAATCCACCATTCTTACGATTTGAAATTGCCAAATCAAGAATTGTTGAGCCAGTACCAACCCATTCTTTTACAATCGTGGGTGCATCACTATCACCCTCAAGAAAATAAGCGGTTTTAAAATGCTGTTCTTTGAACTTTTTATTTATTGTTTCTGCAATAACTCCACCGAGTTCATCGGATAAGTCACTCTTTGATTTTGCCATAACGTATATCCCTATTAAAATAAGTCATCGAAAGAAGAAGCAACTGTTGAAGAAGTTACCGCTTTTGTATGTTCTTCTGAATTACTGGTTTTACCATATGTGTTGTTTGTAGAACTTTTTACAACATCTTCGTGTGTAGTTCCCATCCAAGTTTGTAATTGGGATTTTAATTCATCATAAGTTGGTTCTGGATAAAGTTCATTGATTTTTGGTTGCTGTTTAACTTTCTCAAGAACCGCAGCATTTTCTGTAAGTGGTGTTTGTTTTGGTTTAACACGAATAGATGTTTCTGCATAAGACTTACCGATTTCTTCTGCTGACTTAACAGTAACTACAATATCACGCCCATTTTTAGGATCGGATAAATCACCGTAATCTTCATCAGCAAAAAATGTTAAAAGTTCTTCATAAATCATTTTACCAAATCCCCAAAACTTTACACCCTCAGATTCTTGTCCACGGATAATAACTGGTAAATATGTTCTCATTTTTGGTTCGAGCTTTCTTCCCATTAGCCAATCTTCTTTGTCACCTGTTTGTTTTAACTTCTCAGCAAACTCAAGAATAGGGTCAGGGCGACCATATGTTACAGGAGAAAGAATAGAACGCTTTCCTATGTTGTAATGAAAGTAAAGGTCAATGAATGGATTTTCTAAGTTGTGAACATAAGGAACAATTCGGATTTGATGTTCACCTGGTTCTGGTTTCCAAATGTTTGAAACACGATTGTTTGTGTTTTTTAATGAAGACAGACGATTTTTAATTGCATCAAGATTGATAGCCATGATGTAACTCCTTAATAAATAATAAATAATGTTGAACTCATATCGTTCAATATGTTAGTACAAATATAATGTTTTAGTGTTTAATATTCAAATCTTATGTAAAATAAATCTGGGGACAAAATGTCCCCAGATAATATTCTTACCTTGCAACATATTATCGTTGCATTTGATCATCGTAATCAGCAGAACGACCCGCTTCCTTGTTCTTTTGCCATTTGAATTCATATTTAATGTCCCATTTCTCAACATCTACGTGTTTTGAAATAGCGTCCTTTATCGCTTTATAACTTCCAAGTGATTCATACCAAGGATGTGGTTCATCTGGTATTATAAACGTTTTAACTTTTTTTGGAAGACCTTTGTACTTTTCAAAAGGATCAGATGTTATCACAGCATTTAACTTCAAACCATCTACTATATTCCATGGCAATAATAAATTATTTTTATCATCAACGTGGAGGGGTGGATAAAAATGGAAAACTCCCTCATAATCTGCCTTTCCATTCGTGAACATCTGAATTTTAGCAAAATCAAGACGCATATCTTTTGCTAATTCTTGAACTGTTTTCTTTTGAAGTTCTCGTGCCATAGGTGTTTCTTGTTTGCCAAGTATTGGTGATGTATCACCTGTTCCATATTTTTCTGATTCATATTCTGCCCAAGCAGCATCTTCAGCAGCAGTTCCAGCTGCAGCAATTGCTTTGTCATATAATTCTTTTTCTTTCGGTGTCATTGTTGAAACTTTTTTTTCTTTTACTTTTTCTGGTCCACCCATACCAACTTTTTTCAATACATTATCAAAAAATCCCTCGTTCAATCTTTTTTTGAATGTATCTTGGATTTTTCTATTTTCCAATACTAAGTCTTTTACAACCACAATTTTTTTCATTTTGCCCACTCCAAATTTACTTTAATTTAATAATATGAGTTCTAATTATTTCTTTGATTTTCTTACGAAGTTTGTTCTTCAATCGCTCATTCACTTTCCCTTCTACTTTTGGAGCTTCAATTGGTTTTGCAGGTTCTTTCTTGGGTTCTTCTTTTGGTTCTTCTTTTGGTTTTTCTGGTTCTGGTGATTGAACAGAATTTTGTAATTCAGTATCAATTTCCCCTGCAATGTTATTAGCAACATTATTAATTACATTTACAAACTTTTCAATTAATTCTGCATCGCCATCAGTAAGTCTTTTACGAATAAACAATCCAATTTTATCAATCATTTTCTGAATATCTTTTTCCCTTTGTTCTTTTTCTGCTTCAGGTAACGGTGTTGACTTTAATGCATTCAATGATTTGTATAATACCTTTAAGGTAGCCATATCAGAAAAACGAGAACCAAGCGCCATCAGTTTTTCCTTAGATTCACCGTACTTATCATTTAGTGAAATTTTCAAGAACCATTTTTTAATGTTGGCTGGGTTTGTTGATGGAAACATACTTCGTATTAAACCACGCTTCTTTTCTAAAACATTTGAAGCATCAACCAATACCGAATATCCAAGTGGGCTAAGTGCCCCTGCTGATATTGCTTCTTTTAATTGCTTTTTATTGCTTCTCTGTTTCTTCATTAATATCTCACGGTAATAAGGTTATTTTATTTTGATTTTGAACTAAGTACACACTTATACTTGTTTTCTTATTAAAAAAGTGAAGTTTGTTACCTATTGGTTTTCTATATATATACCCCATTTCTTTTAGAGCATCAACCACCTCGTGTTCTTTGTATCCTTCAACACTTATAACATTATCAGGTAGAATCTGAATATTGTCTAACTTTTTCTTTAATTCATTGAATATGGTATCAAACCCACTACCTTCATCAATAGAACTAATCTCCAATAATCTTTTAATTACTCGATTTGTTATTACTTCTATTAGTTTTTTTGGTTTCATGGTTTTCATACTTTGTTATAAGTTTATTTAATAATATATAAATATCAATTTAATTAAAAATCATAATGTGTAAACGTTAGTTAAAAATATTTTTACCACTCTGAACCCTTCTCTGTTTTTTAAAAGAGCACAATTACGATAACGCTCCCATTCTATTTTATATGATTTATCTAATACACCGTTGTTAAGATTCATTATAAGTTCGTTCAAAGCGTTTATAGTATATATTGTATTTGTTTCTTTTTTCTGATGGACCATTATGGAGTTTGGTAAAAACTTCTTATACGTATCCATTATTATATTATATGATAAAATAGAATCTTCTTTAGTTTCAAGTGACTTAAATAAAAATACTTTATTATTTAATATGTTAAAATTATCTTTTATATCATCCAACACTCGTTCCACTTGGTGCTTTCTAGTGAATGTACATACCAACTGTGTTTTCAATAATTCTCTCTCAATTTTTACATAAATTGTACTTACATAAATATCAAATTAAATTCTTTTAATAGCACCAAAGTCATCACCAGCAAAAACTTTTACTGTCATTCCATCGGTTTCAAAAATATTTTTTAATAGATTTATTAGGTTTTCTTCGTCTGGATGTATATCAAACACGAACGCATCGTACAAATACATAGAGAAAATGGACTTTTTATCGTTAATAACAGGTAAAACAGTTTTAATCTTTTTCACATTATATTCAGTTTCTAACGATTGAAGTATATAATTAAATACTTTATTCGGTGTTGGGTCTTGGATACCTCTGAATAGTTTGCCATAGAAGTGAGAATCAACATAACCATCCTTTTCATACCCTTCCCACAATTGATCTATAACCACTTGTACACGTTGGAAGAATGGATGTTGAATAAAGTCTGATGTTATTCTACCATAGATGTTTTGAAACACTCTTGTTTTGAATGTGTCATACTCGCCATCCATTCCTAATTCTGCTTTTATTTGTTCATATGGGTGGTAGTCAAATTTATAATCTAAAATCTTTGCTAATAACTTAATATGGAAAGCGTCATAATCAAACTGAACTATTTTTCCACCTTCAAATCTTGAGTGAATTTTATTTCTTGTACCGTCTTTTTTATTCAATGCAGAGAAGTTAAAGTTATTCCACGCATTGCTCGGTCTACTTGTTGCGGTGTACCACATATAATTTTGTTTCTTACGTTCATCGCCAACCAGAATTTCATTCTTTTCAATTTCATAAAATACATTTGTAAAGTCATTGCAATAGTCAATACATTGTTGAGTTATTATACTTTCACTTCTAAATTGCTCAAACCGTAAAACATACTCTGCAATCTTCTTTGCCCATTCCAATTGATTTGCCAATGGTATAACATGACCTAAATCATCTATTCTAAAGAACTTAGTAGATAAAACTTCCATTCCTTTTGGGTAAAATTCTCGTGGATTAATACTATCGCCAGCGTAATAATGTAAGTATGAATTCAAATCAATACCTTCATTGAACCCATGATAAAGCATTGCCTTCTTGTTAAACACAAGAGAAGTTGGTGATAACTTAATATGAGTTAATTGAATATCGGAATCGAGTTCATCTGGATGTGTAAAGTTAATATACGTATCTGTACCATCGGTAAATCGAAAGTACATACCAATTACTGTGGTATCAGAAGAATGTTTGTTCCAATTTGAAAGTAGAGGAACACAAACACACGATTTATCTTGAAACATAAAATTTAAACATCATATTTTGAAAATTGTTTTGGGTTATTGAGAACTACAGCTAATATAGGAAATTCTCGTGACAATCTTGCAACAGTTCTTTTATTTGTATCAACAACACCAAATTCAATTATATTACCTTCTGAATTCTTAATATCGAATTCTGGACCAGTTAGTTTCCATGTTATATCAAATAATCCGTATAAATATTGGTTCATTCCCATTCTATCTACATAATAATCAATTGTTTGTTTTTTATCAACTTCAACAAAAAACTGGTTTCTTTCATTTCTTTTATATGCAAAATGTCTTGTAATAAAACCGTTTGTGTAATCGTCATTAGTGGGTTGGATAAAAACAGAAATTGGTTTTTTGTAATTATCATATTTTTGTGCACCGCTTATAAGTGCCTTTTGTCCAGTTGCTTTTTTAGCATAATATTTTATATCAATATACTTGAAATACGATTCACTACGCTCTCTATATCTAACTAATTTTGTAGATTTTTTTGGATGCCATTCTGCTTCAGTATAAACTTCACCCGTTGAATATACGTGATATGGTCCAGTATATTCTTTCCAATCGGATAATGTCATAAATTCTTTACCGGTTGTAAATAAATTTTTTGCTATCTGATGATCTTGATAATATATTTTACTACGGTACTCTTGCATTATTGGTCTCCAAAGTTAATTCTTGCTTTATCCAAAGTTAATTCTTGCTTTAGTAGTTAATGTTGTTTCCCATTTTGAATCATCTATAACGTGATTTACTTTTACAACCGTAAATACAATTTGCCAAGGTGGAGTATTATACCTTGCTGGTATAGCCCTACATTCTAAAGTGTCCCCAAATTTAAAACCGTTTATACCGTCAATGGTTAACGTTAAATCAATTGGATATATTGCAGCATTTAACCAATGTCCATCTTGTGATGTACCACCTGCACCGGATTCTGTTTGAAACTTCTTATACTTTTGTAACAATCCACGAAATTGCTCACCCCAACTCTTATTAAATCCAGAAGAAACTGCAGAATCTTTTTTAGCCAAAAGTTCTGCTTTTGCGTCGGTTCCACCTGCTACACCGGCTCCGGCTGGAGCACCTGCAAGTGGTTGATCACCGGGGCTGCGCAATGTTCTAGGTGTATTGTTAACATCTACGTTGGTTGGTGCTTTGGCTGCCCTCGCAGATGTATACGCTGCTGCAGCGGATGCAGCAGGTGGTTTACAACTTATGGATGCGTTTTTAATCAAAGGTCTGAATATATTAACCCCAAATACATATGGAGTAACTGCATCAACTAGTGATTTCTCCATATTTGTATCTTCTATACTCAGTATACATTGACCATTAGCAGGTGGTGCACCACCGATGTTACTCGTTGGTTCAAATAAAGTTGCAGTTATTTGATAAGCGTCACCCGTTGCTTCATTTATTTTTTTGCATATTTCTTCAAAAAAACTTGTTATATTTTTATACGGGATATTAGCAGAATTTTTTTCTACAAAATTTTTGTACGTATTTTTTACAAAATCAGTACCTAACAGTATATATCCAATATTAATCTGCCCTGCTGGCATACCAGTCGTGAGAGAACTTGCACCTGCCCATGGATTCAATGTTGGACCATATTCTCCCATCGTAGGATCTGGAAAATATACATCAATTGGAAAAGCAGACTTTATTACTGGACTATGTGCGGTTGGATTATTTAATGATTGTACCCTAAATAATGAACCCAATGGACCAGCAGTAGCCGATCCTTCTAATCTTGCTATCAATGCGTTAACAAACTCAGTAAGTCTGGCTAGATTTATATAATAAAAAGTTTTAGGTATAGGTGGCGGTGGTGCTTGCGCTTTCTGTTGAGCAGAGTCTGTATTATTTGGGTCTGTACTTTCCGATTCTGGTTCAACTGCCTGAAATGGAAGACCTATTGCAAAATAATCTAATAGTTGATTAGCAGTAGCAGTTGCAGCAATATACGCTTGGGCTCCTGGAGCAACACTAGCTGGCCAACCACCTGGATTAGCAAAGTCTTTGTCTATGACTGATGCCAGATTTGGTCCTACTATGGGTGCACCAAGCGGGTCAATAACAGGTGTAGAACCACCAGTACCTTGCTGGTCTGGACTTGTTTGGTCTCCACTAACACCAACTGATACAGTTGCAGCAGAAACAATAGAAACATCTGCGGTTATAGATAAATCTGGATTAACAGACCAATTAAAGTTATATATAATACCTCTAAACTGACCTCTACACGCTTGTCCATTTGCAGCAGAAACACTCCATCCCCAAGAAACGTTAACTTCTGCACCAGGTGTAAAAAAAGCTGTTTCTATTCCACCAAGTTCAAAACCCGCCGCATTGATGCGAGGGTATATGACAAATGTAAATTTTCCTTTTAGTAAAGAGCCCATCGTACCTTCATTGGAAAGTTCAAGACTTTTTAGTAGGGGAAATCTTGGAACATTTCTTTGAGCAGAATACATAGTTAAGTCACCGTTTCTATTACTCATAACCGGACTACCATTAGTACCTAACGTAATACCGCCACCAGTTATCCTTGCCCACGGTTTTTTTCCATATGACCACATAACACTTTTAGCTGTTCGATCTGCTCCACTACCTCTTGTTTTCTTACCATAGTGATATGCTCTGGCATTTAATTCTCCTTGCACCCACCCATAAACTTCTCTATAGAATGGACTTTCGTATGGTCCAGTTCCAACTCGTGGCATAAATTACCTCTCATCATTATAAGTGTTAATTAAAGCACCAATTCCAGAGTATTCAGCGTATCTTGGAATACGTATTAATCTTCCAGGTGGTATATTAAGTGTACCTCTACCTAAATTGTTAGAACGGGCTATAACAAACCAAAATGATTCATCGCCATAATATTCTTTAGCAAGAATATCCAATCTATCACCAAGACTGCTAATAATAATAGAATCATCAGTAGTGTCTAAATTTGGATAAAATTGTGTTGATAACCTAGAAACAATTCTAACATTATCATCTGGTTCTAATTTTCTAACATTATTTATTATAGATACATTTGAATATCTGTTTTGCACAAGAAATGCTCCATACACTATTAAACATAAAACATATACCAATAAATATCAAATATATAAAATTTTATGGTATTGGCGGAATCGATGCTGGAGCAAATGTTGCTTGGTTTAGTACCACCTCTTCATCACCTGGACGAACTGCTAAATATTCCGTTGCGTCTGCATCACCACCTGTTGCACCAACCGCTGCTACTGCTGGTGCTGCTGGTCCTAATTGACCTGGTAATAATGGTACAGGTATACCTGGAGTACCAGCAGTAACAATAGCAAGTGAATTAGTAATATTATCAAATGGCTTAAACCAATTAACACGTTCATCGGTGTCTGGTATGAGTCCTGTTTCTATATCGTTTGCACTATTAGTTCTATCATCATATAATGGATAAAATACACCATATTTTTCTGGACGATAAACACCTATTGGAACAAATCCAACTGCTACCTGTATTGTTTTCGGTAATTGTAAAACACCAGGCGTTGATTCATCTCTTACAGTTGGGTTGGTTGTATTATTATAGCGATCACCTTCAAGATGAGCGGTTTCCCATGTACTACCTTGATTATCAAATGTATAAGAAAGTGAACTAATATAGCCAGGCATTTTCTTAAATAAATTACCTATATTAAGACGGCAAAGCGGTGCACGGATAAATCCTGCACTCGTATATTCTGGCGCAGTATAACCTGCTAAATAATTTAATTTACGCCAAGAAGCCTTCATTTCATCACGAGAACCAATATGTACTGTGAATCCAAATGAAACATCTCTTTCATAACCGTCGTATGTATAGAGTGGGTCTCCTCTACCCATATATTTAACCGCATTCCACGTTGGTTTATGGTTATCGGTAATACTATCAAATGTTGCTCTAAATACAATTACTTCGGCAGGACAATAATTATGTCCGTCTAACACAAGACTTGAGAAGTAAAATTCTACTAAATCATCTGCTCCAGGAATACCGTTTGGATTATCAAATACTCCTTTTTCATAAACCAAATCAGATGTTATAGGGAAATTAGCTCTCTTATAATCTATAATATTAATTCTATCTCCTCTAAACGCGTCTGCCGTAAACCCTGGTTTTGCCACAGGTACAGGATATGTTGCGTATTTTCCACCTTTTCCTTTTATAATCGACGTGACTCCACCACCAGCACCACCTAACGCTATACCACCTGGTAATGTAATACCACTACCTGAAATATTACCAGTTGTTCCACTAAAAGCATCTTGTATTTTTTGATGTTGTATATGTGTAACTCTTGGATTTCCTCTATCTACACCCGCTTTACCAGCAGCACCACTTAATCCAAATTTTGTTTCTAAATTTTGACTTTGAAAGTCAATTATTTTAGGATGTGGTGAAAATGCAAGACTTAATTTGTCATTCCAACCTGCAGTTGCATTAGGAGTTGCACCTGCTTCTGTACCGTTTAAATCTTCAATGTCCCAACGGAAATCATTAAACTTTTCACTTCTCAGAGAACCTGCACCTGTAAATGCAGATGAATTCCAATTTGCTGTAGCGCCTGGTCTTGATACTTTGTATTTTGTTAAATGAGCATAATCTGATGTTTTATGATATTTTATTGGACTCAAAATAGGATTTGTAATTCTGTTTGGTGTATTTCCAGCAACAGCAGTTGATGCATCTGGTATGAATGCATTTGAACTGTCCATTCCTGCGCCTCTAGCAATGTGAATTCCTGATATATTTCTTAATCTATCGGTAGAGGATGGGTATCTGAATTCAAAAGGATTATTAGTCTGTAAACGCATCTGCGTAATTGGTTGAATTGTTATTTGTTCACCCAATAATTTCTTATATTTTTTATCGATTGCTGTACTTCTTCCATCTGTTAAAAAGGCATTTCCTTGTGCATACGGATTTAATGGGGTAGAACCATCTCTCTGTACAGTTAAACCGGCAACAAGTGAACGTAAATCACCACCAATGTCTCCAGATTTCGAAATAGAAGTTAATTCTTTAACACGAATCGCTTTTAATCTTTCTCGGTAAGAACCATAGAAGTCCAATGAGAAAAACGATTCTCTTTGCAGTCCGTCTCTAACTTTATCTTTATCTAACACAGGCGATGTTGTATATGGTCCAAGTAACTTATGAGAAGATTTGGTAAATTTAGTACCAAACAATCCAAAAAATGAATGTGGTCCACCAAAATTAGAAGAAATTCTTATTATTTCCGAATCACTAAGTCTTTTATTACTAACATTCAATAATACTGTACTTGCTTGTATACGCAGTTTTGACTGTGGGTCAGTTGCGTTTATTCCTGCTGTATTATAATCCCCTTCCTCAAGTCCACCGGCAATACCCTCCCAAGGCATAATCATTCTTGTTTTAAATGGTAAGAACCCAGCAATCTGATCAACCAATGAAGCAGGCTTACTCGATTTAAGTAAATCAAATGATGGACCATAGTCCGCTTGTGGTGTTCCACCACGAGTCGGATCCATAGTAGGAGCAAATGACTGTGGTAAAAGTTCTTTCATCAAACCAATCAAACGGTTATATCTCCGCTGACGAGTTATATTATTATCTTTCTTTGGGTCTTCAAAATAGTCCAATGAAGATGCTTTTTCATCCTTTAGTCCGGCATCATATGGACCCGTTGCAGATGGATTTTTTGCTGTACTGTTCCATTGTGATGGATCAAATGCAGGTGCTACCCAATTACCAGCTGCATCTTTCATATGAAAAGATTTTGGACCGTATTTTAATCCCGCTATGTTTTGATCAATAAATCCTGTTTTATTTCTATATGTAGTTTGTGCCTCATAGTGTTGATTCAAGTCTTTTGGAACATTATTACGTCCAGTTGGAAAACCTAAGTTTTTCAAATCTGCCGTAGTTCCTACATTATCTATATTTTTTCTTTCTGTTAATATATCAAATTTCCCGTCGCCTGTTCCAATTTTATATGTTGTTAAAGAACCAATCTGCTCTTTATATCCCTTTTGCCATTGACCTGGACCATCCATTCCGTATGCAGCAGCAGTTGAGTGTCTTTGAGTACGAGTAAGAAAACCACTACCTAATATATTCTGAAAAATAGAAAGTGGATTATATATTTGTGTTGGTGGCGGCATGAATATATTTGTATTACCTAACAAGGATTTTATACCGCCATTACCGTCATCTTTACCAAAAAAGTTAGGAAGTAAAGACGTATTGGTTACATTAATTGATTGTGTAAATTTTTCAGAACCATCTGGGCCCCTTTCTAATACGTTTTTCTCTCCCAATGCATCCTGTTGAAACAAATCAAATGGTTCACTCCAACTATCCAAGGATGGATTAGTTGCTTGTAACCCAAATTGTACTAAGTTCCACATAATACCTTTACCAGATGTCATAAACTTGAATATACGTGATGTATCTGCTATTCTTCTATCTATTTGAGTAGTTATACTTCCCCGTCCACAGCCACCATTTCCACCTCCCCAATGGGATCCAATTTCCGTTACGTAATATGGTTGACGCCAGAACAAGTCAGTATTATGTGCGTCTGCTCTTAAACTATACTTATTATATTGCTTTTCCAATTCACCAGACTTTACAGCCCATCTAACAATATTACCATATTTTCTAACTAAATTTTGAGATTCAGTATCAATTTGCCAATGTCCAACGTAACTAGTTAATGTAGAAAGTCCATTTTGCCAATCTTTAGGTGTAGATTTATACCCACTTGCTTCATATGCTCCTGGATCATTAACTATTTCTGCCACCTGTGCTTCTTCATCGGTTACTGGTCGTGCCCAAAAACCATTTTTTAATTGAGTTTCATATCGTTCACCTGCAAAAATTCTTCTATCTACATTTGTTTTAATTCCATCATAATGCTCTCTGAATCTATCCCTAATATCATCCATTAATCCCGTTTCACCATAAACACCAGAATGGTTAGGTCTTCTATATCCATAAAATCTAGATAACTTATCTCCAGCATATGTAGGATATTGATTGGATAATGTTGAAAACAATGAATTACCCATATTGGATTGCCAAGGGCGTTTACCCAATGAATTAGGTAAGTATGTATCTAAAAACAATTGCTGATTAGTATGCCAACTATCACGTGTATTTATACCGTGTACAACTTGCATACCCATTCCAACTTGCCCCAATGGACCAGATGCATCTCTTCTCTGAACGAGTACCGTATTCTCTCTACCATCATCCCACGTAGTATCGGTTACTAGGTCAAACGCAGTACCAAACACATCTCTTCCTGCTCGTAATTCACTAATCTGATTCCGCATTGTGTAAAAGTCAGCTCTATCACTAGTAGTCAATGGCGGTAGTATTATAGGATACATAGTACCATCAAATATAGTCATGTTAGGCAAAAATCCTTGTTTGAAATCTGGATATTTACCCCAACCAAAGAATCGTGTATTTTTTTCTTTAGCATCAACTAATGATAATCTTGAACCAAGAGTTTTTGTTTGAAATAATCCACTAGGAATTTGAATTGACGGATCAACGTTTGGTCTATTCAAACTACCAAGATATGGTATAAATCCAGCAATACCTGTCAATAATCCAGTTGTCAATCCAAGTGTAGATGGATCAGTTGCGTCTAATCTACTGGTGCCTGCCCAATAATAGTTGTTTGGAGCAGGAAAGAAATTTGTAAATCTATCTAATCTCGCTGCAGTTGAAAACTCTGTTGTAAGTGGTGAATATCTTGTATCGTTCTTATTTATGAAAAAAGTTTTAAAACCAGAGTCACCATCATTACTTCCAAAAATTGCAGAGAACAGAGATTCAGCAGAAATCAATTGTTTTGCATAACCAGTTTTTGGAGTTATTTTACCAAAATAATTTACTTCTGGTGCAGCAGCACGATTTCCATCCCAATCAAACCTTGAAACACCTTTTAGGTAATTTGAAATCAGTTCTAATGAAAATGATTTAAAACCTTGTCCAGAACTATTAAAGAAGAAATCAACTGTTTTTGCTTTTTGCTTACTACCACCCCATCCAAATTCTGAAGTTGGTGTGTCAATTGAAGTTGCTTGTATGTATTTTGTATCACCTCTAACAGCGTATTTATGAAATCCAGCATTCGTATGTCTACTTTGTAAATCAAAATAATTTATAGAAGGTGCATCATTTCTGTTACCGTCCCAATCAAATCTCGAAGCTGCATCAATATATCGTGTATCATATGTATCAATAAACGTATCAAAACCATGAGTCTTAACTACGTATCCATCTTTTGCACCAACTTTAGGTCGGAATGAAACTAACTGACTAATTCTATCATTAACTCTTGAAACTGATAAATTATCAAAGAAATCAACCGCTGGTGCTGATTGGCGTCCACCATCCCAATCAAAACGAGAAGAACCATGAATATATTTTGTATCGTAAGTTTGAGCAAATACATGGAAACCTGCAGTAGTTTTTTGAAAGTTCTTGAGAGTTTTTGTCATTAACACAGGAAGACCGATTCTTGTACGGTATTCATTTATACCCACCGCAGTATCGAAATAATCAACACCTAGTGGATTTGCAAAGCCAGTTCTGTCTGGTAAACCATCCCAATCAAAGCGAGAAGCGTCTGGTATATACTTTGTATCATATAATTGTGCAAATATATGGAAACCGTCTGTTGTTTTAGTAATAAACTTATCTACACTTCCAACAACAAGACCACCGCCAAAGTAATTTGCACCACTACTGATAAATAAAGAATCACTAAATGTCTTATTAAATCCACCTACATTATCAAAGTAATCAACTGGTATAGGATTTTTGAAATTCAATCTATCAGATTTACCATTCCAATCGTAAATAGAAGAATCTGGAATATATTTTGTATCATATCTTAATGCAAATGTATGGAAACCTGTTGATGTTTTTGGAACAAACAAATCATTAATAAGTTCAGAAGTGGAACGATTTGTTTTTGCAGTATCAAAATAATCTACAGTTGGTGCTTTCTCACGAGTACCATCCCAATCAAACCTCGAAGATTCTGGTATATACTTTGTTTCATATAATTGTGCAAATATGTGGAAACCACCAAGAGTCTTTGCTATAAATTTATCTTTTGTACCAACTACGAGTCCACCACCACGATAATCGTTTCTTGAGTTTATTATTAAACCCTTTCCAAACAATCTTCCAACCGCAGCGGTATTATCAAAGTAATCAACTGGTATAGGATTTTTGAAATTCTTTCTATCTGGTTTTCCGTCCCAATCATATATAGAAGAATTTCTAACGTACTTTGTATCATACTTTTGAGCGAATGCATGGAAACCAGCTGTTGTGTGTGAAATAAAGCCAGTTGGAAACTCTGATTCTGTTCTGTTTGTAAGAGTTGTATCGAAATAGTTTACAGTTGGTGCATTATCACGAGTACCATCCCAATCAAATTCAGAAGATTGTGGAATATATTGTGTATCATATTTTCTTGCAAACGCATGGAATCCTGCTCTTGTTTTTGAAGAAAACCCACCAATAAATTCAGTTCTATTAGTTTCTGGCGTATCAAAGTAATTTACAGCAGGAGCATCTTTTCTAAAACCATCCCAATCGAATCTTGAAGAACCGTGAATGTATTTAGTATCAAGGTGTTGTGCAAATATGTGAAAACCTATTGTTGTGTTACGTTTTGGACCATCGAAATAATCAACACCAGGTGCTTGTTCTTTTGTACCATCCCAATCATATATAGAAGATTCTGGAATATATTTTGTATCATATTTCTGAGCGAATGAGTGGAAACCAATCGATGTATTTTGTCCAGTTAAATCAAAGTAGTTTACAACAGGCGCTTCTTGTTTGTTTCCGTCCCAATCAAAAATGGAAGATTCGTGTACATACTTTGTATCGTATAGTTGAGCAAAATTATGAAAACCTTCCTTTGAATTTGTTTTACTTACATCAAAATAATTAACATACGGTGCATTTCTTCTATATCCATCCCAATCAAAAATGGAAGACCATGTTACATATTTTGTATCGTAAATTTGAGCGAATGAATGAAAACCAATACTTGTATTCTTACCACCTAAATCAAAATAATTTACAATAGGAGCATCTTCACGAACGCCATCCCAATCGTAAATAGAAGATTCTGTTTTGTACTTTGTATCGTATAGTTGAGCAAAGTTATGGAAACCTACAGTCGTGTTTGTTAATGCAGCATCAAAGTAGTTTACACTCGGTGCTTTTGCTCGCTTTCCATCCCAATCGAAAATGGAAGATTCCGCAATAAATTTACTGTCAAGATTTCTTGCAAATTTATGAAATCCTTTCTTTGTATGTTGTTTCGATATATCAAAGTAATTTACTTCAGGTGCTCTTTCACGTTTACCGTCCCAATCATAAATCGAAGCAGATGTTTTGTATTTAGTTTCTAAATTTTGAGCGAATGTGTGGAATCCGGCTGTTGATTTTTCTCTTCCAATATCAAAATAATCCACCGCAGGTGCTACCTTTTTCTTGCCAACCCATGTAAAATTAGAAACATCATTTATATAACTGGTTTCCAATCCACGTGCAAACGGTGTAAATCCTTGTTTTGCGTACTCTTTCTTTACATCAAAGAAATTAACTGAGCGTATTGTATCAAATCCAAAAACAGAAATATCTCTTTTATATTCTGTTTCATTTTGTTTTGTAAACTTCTTGAAACCTTTTGCATTTGAATCAGACATAAAGTTTGTTGTTGGCGCATTAGCAGAATTACCACTCCATCCGTAAGAAGATACTGCTTTTTCATTATAATCAGATTGTGCTTGATTTATACTGAATCCTTTAAAGAACTGGTTACCAAAGAAATCAGCTATAAAATTCTTATTGTTTGCATACAATGACAAGGTTGGATCATCATTTCTACCTGTTGGATTTGTTCGTGAAACAGTATCTATATTGAATTTGCTTCTATCTTTTAACTGTGCTGATATACCATCGTATTTACTTGATATTACTTTTAAAACAGGTTCTTTGGTTACAAGTTTAGACATTGGATTAAATCTAGCAACTCTATCAGCTAAATTCAAATCACTCTCATCAATGAAGTGATTCATACCCGCTTGTATTTTAACAATTTTAGTATCAGGATTCATTACAAGCCCTTCTTTTATAGTATCTGTTACTATATCGGGTGTTTGTATTTTTTTGGTTGAAACTTTTATTTCTTTAGATAACGCTATGTTAGGATTAACAACATTATTTATTGGTGAAAATAAAGTTCTATTTATAATAACCGTTTGTTTTTCACGATTTATAGTAAGTGGTTTACCATTAATTTTTATTTCAGGAATAACAATATTGTCTGACTCATTACCTTCTAACTTTTTAATGTCAGGTGTAGTGCCAGAAAAATCAAACATTGGATTTGGTTGTTTAACTTCAATCGGTGATTCGTTATTATTTTTACCAGAAGTTGATTTTAATACTAAAGTGTTCGATTTATCCAAATGAGTAACAATTTCTTCTTGCTTTATATCTGAAAACTTAGAGATAATTTTATCTAATGTTTGTCTGCCCAAATTATAAGTGTTAGTATCAATATTAGTTGGAGAATATTCGGAAACAGAATTAACAATCATATTATCAAAATCTTTACGAATAATATCATCTAATTTACTTTGCTCTAATTTTTTATCGTAGGACGATTGTTGCTGCTGTGGTTTTTTTATTTCTGGTAAATTCTTTAATAACTTATCAGTAATAGGTTGAAGTGTTGCGAACGCTTTACTACTTTTCGCAACGGATGTCTGTGGTCCATTCTTCTCTTCAACGGAAACCTCAGCTCTATATTTTGATAAATCTGACTTGAAATCTAGTACTGACATTCTTATTCCTATTATTATTCATATAAATATAATACTACCTAAAATATTAGGATTAAAGTGCCTTACCGAATGTATTATCTGAGCCGATTTGGTACGCTTTCTTAAAATCACCTTTCATATTAATTTCCTCAACGGTTTTATCACCAATTTTAATAATAGTAGGAGTTGATGACATACCAGATATTATACTAATCAAAGAATCTAATTTCTTTTCTACACCACTCATGCTTCCACCACCACCTGCAGCGCCTGCTCCACCACCTACACCGCCTGCACCACCACCTGCACCTGCCATTGCGACTCCTGCAGTTTGTTGTCCTTCTACTTTTACATTAGCACCACCACCGCCAGTTGCTGCTACTTCTTCTTTTTTACCTCCACCGAATACAGAAGAAACAGCCGAGCCAATTCCACCAAGCATTGATCCTACACCCTTTGATACTTCCATTGAATTCAATTTATCAATTGCTTTTGCCATTTTATCAACATCTAACTTAGAAAGTGCTTCTTGTAATTGTTTCATAGCAGAAGACATAGCAACGATTGCCGTCGCTGCAGTTGTTAATTTTTCAGGTTGTAATTCTTTTGTTATTTTAACAATTTGTTCTATTGGACTCTCCCCTCCTAATAATGAACCAAGTCCAGCTAATCCGGCACCGATGCCTCCACCTGCACCAAACGCTGCAATAGCAACACCTAACGCAGTTACGCCAAGTGCAACTTTTCCTAAGTTTTCTCCATCAAGATTAGCCAGTCCCATTAACTTGTCAATTATTCCTGTTATACCACCTGCAACTGCATTAATTATTTTAACAATAGCTTCACCAACTACTGTTATTATACCACTTATTCCGGTGAAAAGAGTTTCCATCATAGGAACAAAACCTTCCATTGCCTTACTCAACACCAACATTCCAGCAGAAAATATCAAAAATGCTGCAGATAACGTTATCAAAGCAATTGCGCCTAGACCTATAGGTACAATAAAAGCACCTATTAGAGCCGCAATTCCAACTAACCCAAGAAGAGCAACACCGGCTTTTGCCATATCTTCCCATTGTACACTCATAAACGTTTGTAGTGCAAGACCAACTATACCCAATGCAACCCCAAGTATTAACATTGCGGCTGCACCTTTTATCATTTCTGTACTTGCTTTACTCATCAAATATGCTATTGCAGCTAAACCGAGAAGAGCAACACCTGCTTTTGCCATTGCATCCCAATCCGTTTTCATAAATTCTTGAACCGCTTTTGCAGTAATAAACAATGCAACAGAAAGAATAACCAATGCAGCGGCACCCTGAATCATTTTTTTTGCATCTATTTTATTAAATGCTTCTACCAAAGAATCCATGAAACCACCACCCTTTGCACCTTTTGCATCTGGCATTTTTGGTATTTTAGCCCCTCCACCCTTTCCTAACGCTTTACCTGCAACCTTTCCAAATTTACCACCCACTTTACTAAGTGAACCACCAATATTTTTTAATACTGATTTACCAACATCTGCTGCTTTGTCTTTCAACATATCCATGCCTTTACCAAGTAATGCCTTACCAGCAAAAGCAGCACCGATTGCAGTTACAACACCAAGGATTCCACCAAAACTGGATTTAACTGTTTCAACCTGTCCAGTTAATTTACCTGCTGCATCTTTTACCTGAACAGTAGATGAACCAATATTTGTAATAAATCCAAATATAGACATAACAGGTTTAATTAACGCAGTCATAACACTAAATACTGTTTTTACAATCGGAATAATTCCTTTTACTGTACTTGAAATCGATTCTATTATTTCATCAAAACCACCACCTGCTTCGGTAGCGTCTAACATACCATGCACCATTTCTAATATAGGTGAAAGTAATTTTGATAGTTTTTCTTGCAATTTAGTTACTATGTTTGACATTCTTTCTTTAATTGCAGCGGATTCTTTTTCCTTTGCCATTTTTTCAATTTCACCCTTCATCACATCGTTCATGCCATCTTGATTCAGTTTACGAAGTTCTTCCGCGTTCATGTTCTGCATTTCATCCAGTCTTTTCTGAGAAACACCCATTTTTTGTAGTTTATCAGCGTTTGACAACATCGTAGTCATTTCTTCAACAGACATACCCATTGCTTCTGCCATAGACTTTTGTTGAATACGATTCATTTTTGTAAATTCACCTAAACCACCTGCTTGCTTTAACAATTCATCTTGAAGTCCAGCAATATCACCGTTCAATGCAAGTTCACGAGCTTTATCTAATTGAAGATTTTTACCTGTCAATACCCTTGCTTCCATTTCTTTTTCAAGCGATTGTTCAATATCCAACATACCGTCACCAATATCTTGAACTTTTTTCAAATCATGTCCGAGTAATTTAGCTTTCTGTGCCGCAGCAGCAAGTGCTGACGGTATTCCCTTAAAAGCAACCGCTACTTCCTTCGGTACACCCGCTAATGCTTTCAAAGCCT